CACGGTATTAGATGTATTTCAAACTGTACCAGCACAAGGCACTGGAGATTCGACAAGACCTAACATGGATTACGCATTAACTGTTACCAATAATACAAAAGTAAAATCTGTAAGTACAGGCAAAACTTTTAGATTTATGGATGATGTTAATTTTAAATATTCAAGTTCTTACGACCCAACAACTGTTTCTATCTTTGAGACAGATTCAAATGTACCAACAAAATATTTGTTGAAGAAGAGAGTAAGAGCTTTGAGTGGTGAGTTGAAAGAACAATTAGTTACATTTACCACAGCAACAAAGTATGATAAGATTGTCTTAGGTAATCCAAACGTAATTGAAATAATATCATGTACAGATAGTGATGGTAATAGTTGGTATGAAGTTCCTTTCTTAGCACAAGATACGGTATTCGATGAAGTGGAAAACACATCAGCAAATGATTCTGAATTAACACAATATAATGATACAGCACCTTATCTCTTAAAATTAAGAAAGACACCAAGAAGATTTACTACATTTGTTAGAGATGATAATAGAACCGAAATGAGGTTTGGTGCAGGTGTATCAGATAATCCTGATGAAGAGATAGTTCCAAATCCAGATAGGGTTGGTTCTTCGTTAGCGAGTGGTATTAGTAAATTAGATACTGCATTCGATCCCGCAAACTTTTTAAATACAAGAACTTATGGATTGGCACCAGCTAATACAACATTAACAATTAAGTATACTGTCGGTGGTGGTATCGAAGATAACGTGGTAGCTAATGATATTAAAAATCTTAACGATGTCACTTTTGATATAGATGAAACAAACTTAGTAGCGGCTACTGTTCAAGATGCAAAAGATTCTGTAGCAGTTAACAATCCAGACCCTGCGACAGGTGGTAGAGCAGGTGAATCGTTAGTAGAAATAAAAAATAATGCACTTGCTTATTTTCAAGCACAGAGTAGAGCAGTCACAAAAGAAGATTATATGATAAGAGCTTTATCTTTACCACAAAGATTTGGAAACATAGCAAAAGTTTATTTGGTTCAAGATGAACAATTGAATCAATCGGAAGAGGATGTACTTGATAACGTAGGTGCAGATGCACCTGTCTTTGACGACCAAGTATCTGCAATAGATCCTGTAGTACAAGAGACTGCAGATTTAAAATCAGCGGAGGGTAATTCTAAAGTACAGAATCCTGCGGCTGTGAGAAAAACAATAGCACAAGCACGATTGACATCCGAAGAAGAACCAGACATATCATTTGGTGGTAGAGGAGCATCAGCATCTAGTCCACGAGGTGGTAGAGGAGGAGGAGGATACTAATGTCTAAGAAAGCATCAAGAATACCTAACCCATTAGCTTTGAATATGTATGTGTTGGGATATGATTCAAGAAAAAAATTGACAAATTTAAATCAAGCAGTAAAAGAAAATTTACAAACATATTTAGGACAATATAGAATGGTAACTGATGCCATCAATATTAAAAACGCATTTGTAATAAACATAGGTGTTCAGTTTAGTATTATGACACGACCTAATTACAATAAAAATGAGGTTCTAATAAGAGCGATAGAAGAAGTAAAAACATTTTTTGATATTGATAGATGGCAAATAAATCAACCAATTGTTTTATCCGATTTAGTATATAGATTAAGTTTGGTTGATGGGGTTGCTACTGTAGTTCCACCCGTAGAAAATAATAAACAATCTTTACCAATCGTTATTACAAACAAATATAAATCAGCAGATGGTTACTCAGGTAATTTATACGATATAGATTCAGCCACAAAAAATGGTATAATCTATCCATCATTAGACCCATCGATTTTTGAATTGAAATATCCTGGTACGGATATTGAAGGTAGAGTAGTAGGAGATAACTAATGCATTATTTTGAATTCGCTACAGCAGACGCAACCTTATATGAGGGTGAAGCAACTCAATCAGTTAATACAGGCTTAGACCCAATCCTTGAAGTACGTAAGGATATGAATGATACAGGTACTGTAATAAATGTATCAAGAGCACTTGTCAAATTTGATTTTAGTTATATAAGTGCATCGGTTCAAAATGGATTGATACCTAAATCAGCAAAATATTATCTCAACTTATATGATGCAGGTTCAAGTGATTTACCATCATCACAAACACTTTTTGCTTATCCAGTAAGTCAATCATGGACTATGGGTGATGGAACTTATCATTCAAATCCACAAATTACAGAGGGTTGTAGTTGGAGATATAGACATGGTGAGATTGATGGAACACAATGGATAAGTGGTAGTAACAATACTGGTGGAACTTGGTTTAGTGGTAGTTATGCAGCTGGAACAAGAAACTTCACACGTTCTGCTTCTTTAGAATATGAGACAACCGATATCCGTATGGATGTTACTGACATAGCACACGCTTGGATTTATAGTGGTTCAGTTTATCCTAATGAGGGATTCATGGTAAAACGTAGTGGTAGTGTTGGTAATACAGATAGTGGAAGTGGAGTACAAGAGGGTGATAGTATACAATATGGACAACTCAAGTTTTTCTCAAGGGACACCTCTACAATCTATCCACCTAAATTAGAAGTCGAATGGGATGATTCAAGTTGGAGTACTGGCTCATTACCACCACTCACTGGCTCTGCTTTAGAGGATACAGTAATTTATTTTAAAAATTTAAGAGATGAATATAAACAAAATAGTAAGGTTAGATTCAGACTTGTGGGTAGAGAAAGATATCCTAAGAAAACATTTTCAACAACAGCAGCAGAAGTAGCAGTAAAATATTTACCAAGTGGTAGCAAAACAATTGAGCATGGTACATACTATCAAGTCAGAGACGCAGTTACTGAGGATATAATTATTCCTTATGGTACAGGCTCAATAGTCAGTTGTGATAGTGATGGTAACTACTTCAATGTTTGGATGAACGGATTCCAACCAGAAAGATATTACAAGTTTGAAATTAGAGTCGTTACAGGTTCTAAAACAAGTCAAACTCAAATAGCAAATGAATATGATGATGATTTTACATTCAAAGTAAGTAGATAATGCCATACACAAAAAAACAATTAAAAAATAATGAACACTACGAAAAAGTTTTAGAAGCAGCACGTAGAGAACAAATAAATACTTTCGTCAAAGAAGAAAGAGATTTTGTAGCGTCTGGCTCTAATCAAGCAGCAGGACAAACTCTCAGAATGAAAAGTGGTGAGTTGGTTGCTATATCTGAAATAGAAAATCATCCTACACAAAAAGTTGTAGTACCAAACAAAACTTTTTATTATACGGAAGATTCAGATAAATTTATAGATGGTGAAATAAAAGAACTATTAAATAATAATCCTGTAGCAAGTTTAACTGTGGGTGAATTTTTTAGAGAGTTTGAAAAACTGAGAGATACGATAAGAGCAGAGGGTGCTAATGAATCTCATAGATATTTGTACGAACAAACTTTATCATATCTTGGTGAGACAGATGAATTAGCAGAATTAAAAGCACAACTACAGAGAGAAATCGATACACTAAAAGCATTACAGCTTGAGTTGAATAGAGAGTTACAAGAAAATATTGAAGAGGATAAAGTTGACGCAGCGTATGCTGAGTACACGGCTAAAATGGAATTATACAAAAACACAACTGTAGCTTATACAAGAGAAGAATGGGATTCACAAAACAGACCGAAAGCATCAGAAGCAAATGGTTTTCCTGCATTAAGATTTATCAGACACCCACTTGGAAACCATCCAGGTAAACAACATACCGAACGACACGTAAAAGTTACGTATGTCGGTTATACACGAAGAAACAATAAAAAACAAAGAAGAAATCAGACACCTGTTTCATTTAGCGTTGAAGCTGTCGGAGACCCAACACTAACTTATGAGTGGGTAGATGCTGCAACAGGAGCGAGTGTTCAGTTCCACGCAAAAGCCAAATACTTTTCTGGCTTTGATGGTCCGACATTATCGGTAGACAACGGATATCGATATGGTTCTGGTTTTGGTCCTGTCTTACAATGTAAAATTACAGATAGGTCGGGTGAAAAATTTTCTCAGAAGTGTGAGATTAGTAGAAGAGCCGTCAACGCAAGGAGCTAATAATGGCGAGTAAGCAAGTACCACAATCAGGTATAAGTAATCAATTAATTGAATCAGATTTCGGTAGATTTTCTAACGACTTCATTCAATACTGCGTATATGACTCCGACGACAATTATATCACTTCAAAAATAATACAAGCAGGTTCAAAATCAGATTTGGTGGAATTAAATCCTGGCAAGGATTTAAGGGATTGTGGATTGATAGCTGGTAAGTATAGAGTTGAATATAAATTTTTAAGACAACGTGGTGGAAAACCAAGAGTATTTTTTGTTGATGAAGTAAATGAAATATGGAATGGAGATGTTCGTCAAGAGAATGGTAAATACTTCAAAGGTGCAGAATTAGATTTAAATAATTCAACAACAAGAGAAGAAGTATTTGTATTTGATGACAAGTATCAAATTCATGAGATATCACCATCACGAACTGAAATTAGGATAATACCAAAATCTTCAGAGATAGCCGAATATAATAATGGTTTTTCCTCATTAGGATTTCAACAATTTAGATATAATCCAATACTGACTGATATAGCAGGTGACGGAAAAATAGATAAAGCAGACCCATTCAAGTTTGTGGCAACATTAGACGATTCGGATGGTGGATTCAAAGAAGAGATGGTTGGTGCTGAGATTGAAATACAGAACGCCTTTATTGTAGGATACGAAGAAACAGTAAACTATAAGCAAGTACCGAATCCTAACTTTGTAGCGAGTTTACCGCCGGGCGAACCAATACCAGAAAACAAATTTGATTTAGCTAAAGAGATTGCTAAAGAAAGAGAAGATGTTGCTAGAGCAAAACAATTAGACCCTATCGACGCTCAAGATTCTTTTAATGAATTGAATCCTCTAAGTGTGGCTAAAGCAAGAGTTAATAAACCAAAGACAAGTACACGTGGTGCTAGAAGAAGAACAGAACGTGAGGTTGAATTGTAATGGCTAGGTCGAGAAGAGAAGAATTACTGTATGGTGAACGTCAAGGTATGGCTGAGATAGGTGCTGATTCAAGAGAGCAAGCACCAGTCGATCCTGGCGCTGAGGGTGGTACACAAGCATCGATAGATAGCGAGGTAGTATTAGATACATATGGTGGACAAGAGACAACCATTAGAGAGGTTGTACAAGCATCGAAGACAGATAGAGACCAAGAAGAC